AGTACCCCACTCAAGTTTATTGGGTATAAAACTGATGTAGGCTCTGAAGAACAGGTTGCTATTTTTCAAAGGTTAGATAATGAATAGATTTGTTACAGAACTTGAAGATATTGAAATAATTCGTGCTAAAGATGTTCTAAAGCATGGAGACCACGACCAGTCCTCTCATGGTAATTGGGCAACAGGTGGTGTGAGTCGTGGTTTAACACAATCAGTTTTAGACAGAGTTAAAGCCAATGGTGGTCTTTCCGTGAACATGAGGGATGGCTCTGAACCAACCAAGGGCTATATGGTTGCCAATCCTGTTAAGAAAGCCCCAATCGTGGATGCTGATGATTTCTATGACCCAGTTAAGGGAAGAAAAATTTTGGCTGATTTTGTGAAAGCCAACAAGAAAGACCTCGGTGGTGGTAAGAAATATTTAGGCTTGTGGCACAATAAAGAAGACAATAAGGTTTATCTTGATGTTTCTCAGAATGTTCAAGATAGAGGTAGAGCAGTTGAGTTAGGGAGACAACGAAATCAAATCAGTATTTGGGATGTTGTCAATTTTGAAGAAATAGGAACAGGAGGAACAGGTGTCACCGAAAAAAGACGAGATTCAGATGGTGGAATTACCATCAGATATATCGGAGATGACAGACGAACAAATCGATTCTTGGGTGGATTCGATTTACAACAAAATCACGAAGTAGAAAAACATGGTACGCATGACCAAAGTTCTCATGCTGGTTCGCGTAGAAGAATAGGTTCTGATTCAACAGCGACTGAACCTAAGCAACCTCAAGGTGAGCAAGAGGTAACAGACCCGAATGCACCTAAACCTAAATTAAAACCGGGTAGAAAACCTGATGCTTCTGGAACGATTGAACAAAGAGCAGAGAAACTCGCTAATGGTGAAAGAATCCAAGTAACCCAAAAAGAAGCAAAACAAATTATGGACATTATGTCCAAGAGGCAAGACAATCCTGATTTAACAAATATGCACATTGAGAATACAAAACTTTATGATGAGGACAATCTTGGTATTCCTCGTAACAAAATGCCTCAAGTTCCATCAGATACGAAAGCCGTTTTTGTTACCGAGATGGAAAAGCGTGGTGCAAGAGTTCAAAGAGGTGTTGCTGACCCATCTAAGTTGCATCCAATTCAAGAGGAAATGTCTGCTTCTAAAGTTGGTTTGATTATGAAAAAATTAAGAGAAAAGGGAATGAAAACTGATGATGGTGGTCGCATCATTATTTCAAAAGATAATTTTGTGATTGACGGACATCATCGTTGGGCTGCTGCTGCAATGTTAAGTTTTGAAGACTCCTCAGTGAAACTTCCTGTTATCAGAGTTGACATGAATCATAAAGATTTAATTGCTGCAACACTTGCGTGGAATGAGGCAACAGGTATTAAACCAGTTGGTATGGGTGAATCCAATAAACCCGGTCAGATTCGTAAAGCGTGGGCTGAGTTCGATTACATTATTGCTAAATCTCTTCGTGGTAGAACTATTGTTCGTTTCCAACCGGGATTAAAACCAACATTGAAACATTTGAGTGGTCAACATGACCAGCAAACTCATGGTTCTTGGGCTGGTTACAGGTCTGGCGATGTGGAGTCTTGGGGTGAGGCTCGTGCTTCTGCTTTGAAGGCTATGGAAAATGTTGGTCCAACCAAGGAAGAAATTTTAGAAGCGTTATCTGGTTCTAAGGTTAATCCTGAAGATGTTTTAGATGATGATTCTTACAGACTTTGGGTTGAAAACAATTCTCGTTATTATGCTGAGATTATAGGTCAAACAGTTACCAGTGCTCAATATGAAGCATGGAGAGATGCAAACAATATTGATGATTCAAGTTGGTCTGAAACAAGAAAATATGATACTTGGCAAGCAGATGAAGGTGCAGATATTGTTCAAGAGACTTATGACCAAACATTAAATGATTTCATTGAAAGAGGCAAAGAAGACGGATGGCTCACATCAGAAGTAATGAACAGTGATGGTTATTCTCAAAATGATGACGGTGAATGGTTCAGTGATGATAACAGCATGGACCTTGGGAATTTAGAAAGAAAATTTAGTGAGGTTTACGATTTTTCAAAAAATATTACATTAAAAGATTCAAACACAAAAGACACTATCAGTTCAGCAGTAACAATGATTGATAAAACAACAGACAGCATCATTGTTCGTGGTCAAGTTGTAAATAAAGATGGCGAAGTTCTTGGTGATTTTGGAAGAAAGTTCTACAAAGATGATGATGGTTCTTTAGTTGTTAGCCATGATTTACTTGAAATCGGAGACCCAAGATACACAGGAAATGGTTTTGGAACAGACTTTCACATGCGCCAAGAAAACTATTACATAACACACGGTGTTGATAAAATTTATGTTCACGCAGCACTACAAGTTGGTGGATACATGTGGGCAAAGATGGGCTTCCAATGGGATGAGAACCAAAGTGAATCATCTAAAGCAAGAGTTGGTGACATCATTGCTAACTTTGCCGATGATATGACATACACAGATTTACAAACTTCAACAATCTTAGCGAATTATCGTGACAGACTTTATGACACAGATAACAGCAATGACCCCGAGCCTTGGGAAATTCATGCTTTGAGAGACAACAGACCAAGAGGGGAAAGCACTGTTGGGAAAGATATTTTACTTGGTTCTAATTGGTTTGGTGTTAAATACATGACCCCAACAGGTCGTGAAAATAATGCTGGTCAATCTGACCTTGCTAGAGATGAATCCTTTAGCACTTGGAAGGTTGATGACAAGGTGGTATACAATCAAAGTACAGGGGAAATTATTGGTCAGTTAGAATTAGGGTTGGGGGCTTAGGTGGCTGAAAAGAATTCATCAGGTCGTGTTGCTCGAATTTTTGGTGACTGGTATTACACTTGCTTAGAAAAAAATCCTAGTTTCAATGCTGATAACCCAACACCTGAAGAAGATAATCTTTATTACGAAATGCTTGACAAGGAATTCATTAAACCCTAGTAGTGAATTATCTTAACTAGGGTAGAAAATCTTGTATCCTTAACTACATCACCGTAGAAGGAATAAATGGCTGACTATACGCAAATCATCGATTTAACAGATGACAAATTGACAACACTTCATAAGAACCTTCACGGTGACATTGAAGACCCAGCCGTTGTTGAAGCACACCACCTTGTGACCACTGAAATGGCTAGACGAGGTTTAGACCATGGGCATATTGATGATGCTTGGGCTTTTGCACAAGTTGAGGTGGACAGAGTTGAATCTATTGATTTAGAGAATGTGACAACAGAACTTTCCGATGAGTTGGCTATTGAAGTGGCAAAAACTATTGGTATATCCGGTGATGTAAAAGTTGTTTTAGGTATCAATGGTTACGAAATGCAGATTGAGAAATCGCAAGACGAAATTGATGACCTTGAGTTCGATGTTCTTGCAGGTGATGTTGAAAAAACAATTAGAAGAAGAAATGGTAAGTACACAGTTTTCTCAGCCGATGGTTCTCGTGAGTTCGGCACATACGATAGTAAAAAAGAAGCAGAAGAAAGACTTGCACAAATTGAACGCTTCAAAGAAATAGACAAAGCAGAAGGTTACACACCTCCAGCAGCAGTTCGTGAAGCAGCACAAAGAGCACTTGATTGGATAAGTGAAGGTAAGGCAGGTCAAGGTTTCACTTCTGTTGGTCGTGGTCGTGCTAGACAACTTGCATCAGGTGATTCAGTTGGTGTTGATACTTTAAGAAGAATGCGTTCTTTCCTTGCTAGACATATTGTTGATAAAAAAGCCGAAGGTTTTTCTCGTGGGGAAAAAGGTTATCCTTCACCGGGTCGTGTTGCTTGGGATGCTTGGGGTGGTGATGCTGGTCGTGCTTGGGTTGAATCAATTCTTGATAAGTTAGAAAAATCTGAGAACCCAGAAATGTATGACCCTGAAGAAGCATTGAATGATAGACAAGCAATTCTTTATGCAACTTTAGAAAACATTGTTTCAGAATTTGGTGCATTCAATGAGGGCATTGGTGCTGATGGCGCACATTACATGTCGGAAGAAAATAATCCTTTTGCATCTAAGGGAATGAATTGTGCTAATTGTGTTTTCTTTGAAGGTGGTGGTGGATGCGAAATTTTGAATATCGAAGTTGAACCTATGGGTGTTTGTAAGTTTTGGATTATCCCAGAAAAAAATCTTTCAGATGACATGACAAAGCATGAAGTTCATGACCAGTTGACACATGGCAGTTGGGCTGGAGATGGAAGTGGAGCATCAAGCATTGCTTCAAGAATAAAAAACAATTTATCTCGTTATCAAATCCAAGCCTCTTATGGCGATAACTATGACGAAGGTAAAGAAGCGAAAAGAAACGCCCCTAAAACAGGTAAACAATCTTATGATAATTACAAAACTCAAAGAGATAAATGGTTAAAAGAAATTGATGAGTTCCCTGATAGAAGTTTTCAAGCAGAAAACTATGCTGGTCTTTTAGCCGAAGCACAAGGATTTATGGATGGTTTTGATAATAAAAGACCAATAGTTCCTATCCGTAGAATGATATTCTCTAAGCCTTTCAGTTATGAACCTTCAGGTGTTTTCAAACATGGAACACATGACCAACAGTCGCACGGTAATTGGGCTGGTAATCGAGGAGCAGTTCGTTCTAGTGGTTCTGTTTCAGATAAAGATGTTCAATCTCTTAAAGGTGGCAGTGCCGAGAAACATTTAGTTTCTGATGGTCAAGGTGGTTTCAAATTCTCTGAGGAAAGACAAGCGTTACACGATTCAATTGTTAGAGAAGCAATCAGTGGAGTTCCTAAATCTTCTGACCCAACATTTTTCATGCTTGGTGGTGGACCTGCTTCAGGAAAATCTAGTTTGATTACTCGAGGCGATGTTGCTGTTCCTAACACTAAAAACGATGAAGCAGTTTTGGTGAACCCTGATGATTACAAAGTTCGATTGCCTGAATACAAAACACAGCCAGTTACAAATGCAGCAAATTTTACACATGAAGAATCTTCTTATATTGCTAAGCGCATACAGAACGAGGCTTTCGCTAATGGTCAGGATATAGTTCTTGATGGGACAGGTAATTCATCTTTTGATAAAGCCAGTGCTAAGGTTCAAAGAGCAAGAGATAATGGGTATAAGATAAAAGGTTATTATGCGACAGTTTCTATCGCTGAGGCTTTGCGTAGAAATGATGCTAGAGCAAGGGCAACAGGTCGTAAAGTTATTCCATCTGTTCTTATTGAAACCCACGCAAGTGTTTCAAGAGTTTTCCCAAGACTTTCAGCCCAGTTCGATGAAGTGAAACTATTTGACACAACCTCGGGTGTGAAATTACTGGCTCAACGCTCAAGAGGTTCAGAGTTGGATATTAGAGATAGTGTTGGGTATAACAACTTTTTAGCAAAAGCAGGAATTGAAGACCAAGCATACACAGGAGTTGAATGATGGATTCTGATTTAGTTTTTGCTATGTATGTTGAGGTAGCCAACGGTAAAGATAAAAAAGATTCAATTGTTCCTATGACAGCAGAGGCTTCAGCCCTTTGGGACAAAATGGTTAAAGAAGTAGCCGAAGTTCGAGCCGAAGGTTATGGTTTGGAAATCCCTTTTGAAATGCCAGATGTTGAAATTGTTGAATCAACAACAGGTTTAGCAAAGTTTGAAGTATCAAAAGCCTTAGATGAAAAACAATTCACTCTTGGACCTATGTATATTCCTAATCAACTTGATGCACATAATGAATGGACAGATGATTCTGAGTTGCAACAAGCAGTTTGGAAATATGTTCAATCAGGTGATAGAAGAATAAGATTGCAACATAACCGTGATGTGGTTGCAGGTCAATGGGTTGAAATTATGACTTTGCCTTATCAAACACAAGTACCTATGCTTAAAGCAGATGGTACAACACAACCAATCAATTTTCCACAAAACACAGTTTTCCTTGGTGTGATTTGGGAAGATTGGGCTTGGGATAAAATTAAAAAAGGTGAAATCCGAGGTTATTCAATTGGTGGTCGCGCTGAGCGCATGTATGTTGATTTGGATGAATAATGAGTTCAATCAATCAACCAGCCTTTGTTCAAGCGTGGGTTAGGCAACTTCTTGACCCCCAGTTCTTAAAACTTATAGAAAACATTCCTTATGACCAAATTGATATAAAACTTTCTGTTTCTAAAGGGAGGGTTAGGAGAAGACCTATTGTTATCCTTAATGGAGGACCAACGGAGTACGACCAGTTAGGATAACTTTCATGAAAACTGTCATTGATGACACCATGGCAGTCTTGGCAAGCACAGGAATTGATTGCGAAAAAATTGAAACCAGACCCGGTTTCTTCGGATTTATTATTAAGCGTGAACCAAATCGTAAAGCATATTTTGTTTGGCGTTCCATGTCACAAGACGACTATCAGTTCATGGGCGCAAAGTTTTGGGCTGATGACCAACCAACTTTAGGTGCAACGGAACGAAATTTAATTATGGCAATATCTAAAGTTCAAAATTTGCAATAAAAATAAAAACATAACCCAAGTTGTGCTAATATCCTAATATCGAGACCCGTGGGTTGTCGCATTTTGATGTGCGACAACTTCTTTTTATGTAGGAGGGCAATACTTTGGCAAAAGCCAGAAAAATGGTCAATCTTTCAATAGAAGAAACATCAGGTGTTGACCACCCTGCTCATTTGACAGAAGGTTGGTTAGTTATGAAATCAGCCGACGAATCAGATGTTCAGAGGGTACTTGATGAATCGCTCAACAGAGAGGACTCCCCTATGGAGGAAACTGTAAAAGAGCAAACTGAAGAAACCCCTAAAGACGAAGCAACAGTCGAGGCTAGTGCAGAAACAGTAGTTGAAACTCCTGTCGAAGCAGTTGTAGCCGAAGTTGAAGCATCTTCTGATGAAGAAGTTCTGAAGTCTGCCCCAGAAGCAGTAATTAAGATGGTTGAGGACTTGCGAAAAGCAAAAGAATATGCAGAATCAAAGGCTAACGAAGCAATGATTGAGTTGCAAAAGCAACGCGATGCTAAAGCCGATGCAGAAGCAATCGAAAAAGCAAAAGCATGGTCTCACCTAAACCTTGATGCAGAATTTGTTGGAAAATCTTTACGCCAACTAAATTCTGTTGACACCAAATTAGCAAAATCAGTTGAAGACATCTTGACATCAGTGAATGCTCAAGCAGAATCAGCAAACATTTTCGCTGAAATTGGTAGCACTATAAACGCAGCCCCAGATAATGCTTATGGTCGCATGACCATCATGGCAAAGTCTTTGGTTGATTCAGGAAAAGCATCTTCCGTAGAAGCAGGAATTGCACAAGTTGCAGTTCAAAATCCTGAACTTTATTCACAATATCTCAACGAGAAAGGTGCTTAAATCGTGGCATACGAAATAAGTAATTATTCGGTTAAGGTCACTCTCGTAGCAGCAGCAGACCTTTCCACAAATCAGTACAATTTCGTAAAACTTGATTCAAGTGGAAACGCAGCAGCAATTACTGGGCTAACTGACCAAGCAATCGGAGTTTTACAAAATGACCCAACATCAGGACAAGAAGCAGAAGTTCTTGTTATTGGTGGGTCAAAATTAGTTGCAGGAGGAGCAATCGGTGAAGGTGCTCTTGTTGGAACTTCAACATCAGGTAGAGGTTCTGCATTAACACCATCAGGAACAGCAGGAGCATCAGTTCCTCGTTTCTTCGGTGTTGCATTAACCGAAGCCTCAGCAGCAAACGATTTATTTACAGTTCTTGTAAATTGCGCTACCCCACCTAAAGCGATATAAGGAGTTAACTAAAAATGGCACAACCAACATTAAATGATGTGCATGTTGATGCGATTCTTACTAACATTAGCGTCGCTTACATGCAAGACCGTGATAACTTTATTGCCGATAAAGTTTTCCCAGTAGTTCCAGTAGATAAGAAGAGCGACAAGTTCTTCACCTACACCAAAAACGACTGGTTCAGAGATGAAGCACAAAGAAGAGCACCAGCGACAGAATCTGCTGGTGGAGGTTACAATCTTTCAACTGACACTTACAGTGCAGATATTTGGGCATTCCACAAGGATGTTCCAGACCAGATTGTTGCCAACGCTGATGCACCTCTAAACCCACTTCGTGAAGCAGCAGAGTTCGTAACTCACAGACTATTACTTCGTCGTGAATTACAATTCGTAAATGATTTCATGAGTGCAGGCGTTTGGGGAACAACCATTGCAGGAACAGCAGGAACAGCCACTTATGGTCAAACTGCAACCCAATGGAGCAACTACACTTCTTCAGACCCAATCGAAGATGTAGAAGCAGGCAAAGCACAAATCTTGTCAAATACAGGTATGGAAGCAAACACTCTCGTATTAGGTTACGAAGTGTTCCGTCAACTCAAGAATCACCCAGATTTAGTTGACCGTATCAAGTACACCTCATCACAAACAATCACAGCAGATATGATTGCTGCAATGTTTGACATTCCTCGCGTAATTGTGTCAAAAGCAATTAAAGCAACGAATGCTGAAGGTGCTACCCAAGCGTACGCATTTGCAACAGGCAAAACAGCCTTACTTGCACATGTTGCTCCAAATCCGGGCTTAATGACCCCTTCTGCTGGTTACACCTTCTCATGGACAGGTGTTTCTGGAGGATTAGGTCAAGTTATCGGAACTTCACAATTCCGTATGGATTCAATCCGTGCATCCAGAGTTGAAGCAGAAATGGCATTCGATAACAAAGTTATCGGGTCAGATTTAGGCTACTTCTGGAACGGCATTGTTGCTTAATTAGCAACTAAAATTTAGGGGGTGGGCAGAAATGCTCGCCCCCTTATTTAATAGAGGAGAATTTTAATGGGCATGTATGTTCAATGGAAAGACGATAAAAATAAACAATCTTTCAAACCAAAAATTTGGACACCCATGCTTTTCGACAAAAAAGATGCTATCAACCCAACCCAAGATGGTCATTGTTTTTGGGAAGCACAACTTCATTTAAGTTTACCTAAAACTGGTCGCCCAACCTATGTGAAAATAAATTTTGCTAGGGATTACAAGGGTAAGAACGACACCACCGGAACAAACACTTACGCAGTTCCAGATGGTGTGGAATCAATTCAATTTACTTTATCTTGGTTTTTCAACGCTAAAATAGGAACACCGATTTCTTGCATGGTTTACCACAATGGGGCATCAGCAATCGAATCACCTATCCGTCAGTTCAAAGGATTGATTTTGTAATGACTTTCACATATTCAGGCACACCATCAGCAAGCCAGCGTGATGCTATCAGGTTTTTATTAAACGATACTGATTCCACAGATGTGCTTTTACAAGACGAAGAGATTTCATATTTGATTGCCACATGGACAAATACTTATGAGGCAGCAAGAGGTGGTGCTGAAGTTATTGCATCAAGATTCACTCGTGATGCTGACAATGTTTCTAAAACAGTTGGCGATATTTCTATTTCAAAATCATTCACAAACAAAGCAAGAGAATATCGTGCTTTGGCTAAATCATTGTTTGAACAAAGAATGCGTTTGTCCCCACCAAACCCAACTATTAACCCTCAAGCAATTGAATCAACAATCAATCGTGGTCCATTCACTCCAACAACAGATTTCTACTTGGGTGAGTTCGATAACCCGACAAATGGTTTAGATTCAGATACGGTTGACTAACTATGGTTTTTGACCCAGAGTTTAATGAGTTGATGCCAGATACTTGTTCTTTTACTAATGGTACTGCTTTTGACAATTATGGTAAAAGAAGTTATGGCACAGCATACACAAAAAAAGGTCGTTTGATGTATGACGATGAGGTTGCTCGTACGGAGGACAAGCGTGAATTTTCTGTTACAGGAAGATTTTTAACAGAAGGTCCTTTGTTAAATGTTAATTTGACTAGCACTATGACTTTGCCTGACTTATCTAAAGCAATTATTTATGCGATTGACCAGTTGAAAGATGAAGATGGCGACCATCACACAGCCGTAAAGTTTGGTAAATAGTGGCAACCATTCGTAAAGATTTTTATGTTAACACCGAGGAAATTCAAATGTTGGCTGATGCGTTAAAAAGAATTCCAAGCCACATGACTAATATTTTAGAGAAATCACTTTACGAAGAAGCAAATGTTATCTTCAATGAATCACAAAAACTTGTTCCTGTTGATACAGGTGCTTTGAAGACATCAGGTTTTGTTCATGCTCCGAGACGAGAGAACAACAGGGTTTTTGTTCGCGTTACCTATGGTGGTTCTGCTGCACATTACGCTTTATATGTTCACGAGAATCTTTATGCCAGACACACTGCCCCCACCCAAGCGAAGTATTTAGAAACCCCCCTTTATCGTCAACTTCCAGTAATTGTTAGGAATTTAACGATTAGAATAAATCACATGATGAGAAATGAGTTGCCAAGATGAGCACCATACTTGAAGCCGTTGGCACATATTTACAAACTAA